AATGTTGTTTTGGTTTTACTCATAGTATATGCTCCAGTTCTCTTGGTATTTTTTATATTTTGATTTGCTTGGGTTCTCTGGGAATAGCTTGATGTTCTTACTTGTTACTACATCTCTTGGCATCATCCACCACTCATCCCGTGGAGATATATAGATAGCTACAACATCAACATCTTCCGACATGTGTAGTTTCATATTGCTACCTGTTGAGGTGTTGACTGTGTATGCGTTGTGGTCCTTCACGGATGTACTCTTTACTTGTACCTTTAGATCACCCGCTGGACAGTGAACTATAAAGTCCCAAGGCATCGGCGTTGTTGTTGGATGTGGTTCAAAGTCACGCTCCAAACACTCTTTAATGAACACGGTCTCTGCAATAGTACCGATGCGTTGTGCTTTTGATGTGGGCATAGTTAAGTCGTGGGTATCGTACAGGGTAGCAAGTGTAGTGTACATATCGTACTGTGCTTCGTCCATCATCAATGCGTCTCCGCCCAGTTGTTTCCGATCTTGAACTCTCCGTCTAACGGTACGTTCAGCTTCAGTTGTTTCCCTGCGTGGCGAATCGCTTCGACTGCTAACTTACCAAAGGTTTCTGCTTTATCAGGTGTTACCTCTGCTTGGAACTCGTCGTGTATATTAGCAACGAAGGCGTACTCTCTGCCGTGCTGCCACCTCAATCCATTCAGTAAATGAAACAGTTGGATCAACGCTACTTTCATACACACAGCACCAGCCGATTGTAATAACATGTTCAGTGCTGCGTGACTGCTGCGTATCGGTAGCTTACGTCCGTCCAAACCAATCAACTCTCCACCGTGCTTTACCTTTCGTTGTACATCTTGCTGTAAACGAGCGAGTGCTGGTAGACTGCTGAAGAACTTACGCTTTAGTTTCTGTCCTTCCGCTGCTCCTCCTCCAATTATCTGACCCATCTTCTGGTCGCCAGCACCATACAAAAGTGCATAGATCATAGTCTTAGCTTGGTCCCTTGTCTCTAGACCTGCTGCCTGTTGATTGACTGTGTGCACATCTCCTTCGGTCACGATCTTAGCGTATTGTCCACCGTCGTAGAACGCCATGTAGTGGGCAAGCATACGAAGCTCAAGTCCAGATGCATCACACCCTACTAACTTGTATCCGTTACGCACTGTGAATAACTCACGACACTCCGATCCGTACTCAGCTCGTACACTTGGTACTTGTGCTACGTTTGGATTGCTGTGTGTGCATCTACCAGTAACGGCTCCGTTGGTGTTGACGCTACCGTGGATCACTCCGTTCTTTTGTAGCTTCAACCACGCTTGTTGTCCTTCGGCTAACTGCCCAAGTCTTTTCTGTACGAGTAGATAAGATAACAAATCCTCTGCTATAGGATGGTCGATACCACGCAATACAGATTCATCTACCTTATAAGATACTCCGTCGTTCTCAGTAGGTAGTTCATATCCAAGAGCCATCAATCGTTCAGCGATCTGCTTACGACTACCCGGATTAAACGGTATCTCTTTCACTGCGTTGCCCGTCTTCACTGCATCTTTGACTAGCGTCTGCTTCAACCCTCGACTCTTTAGCTCCTGCTTCAATTCGTTCTTTGTCTTACGATTGATAATCTCAACACCGTCTTCTCTCTCAATCTCAAGCGACCAACCAGCGGGACTCTTCATCTCTACCTCTGTTGGTTTCCAAGCGTTCTGTAAGTCAGTGGTCAGCTTAGCTCGGATACCCATCAGCTTGGCAGTCAGTACGTCTGCTTTATCCAGATCAAACTTAAAACCGTGTCGCTCTTGTAAGCTGATAACAAATTTAAACCAATGCTCAATCGCTATCATCTCTCGGCTGGGGTTCTGCTTAAACAGATAATCGTACAGCAACTGTGTAACAATAACATCACGCTCACAGTACTTACGCATCTCTTCGTTGTAGCTGTCGAACGCTCCGTCTTCCTCTCCGTACGTCAGCTTTGTTGTGCTACCCATCCGGTGTCCCCAAGCTTTCAACGAGTGACTACCAACAAGTGCTTTATCGAATCCGTTCCGTCCGAAGTCATCGTTCCGTAGATCAGGAAACACACATCGACTAACTACTAATGTATCTAATACTTTAATCAGTGGTGGTGAGAATCCGTACAGCTTCTTGAGTGCTGGTATATCGAAGTCAATGACGTTGTGTCCGACGATACGATCTGCTTTCTGTAGCTCTAACAATCCACGCTCTATACTTTCCCCGTGGAATGTCATCATCTTAGGAAGCATAGGATCGTAGATGGATAGACAGTGTACAGTGTGTAAGTCTGAGTAGGTGGACCAATCGTTAATGGCGTTGGTCTCTATATCAAAGAATAGTGTTCGTGTCATGATGCTTTATTCTTAATGATAAGATACCTCGTTATAGTCGGGTTCATAACCCTCTGGTGGAGATATGATGTATCTATTTTTCTCCTCATACATACCTATATCTGTAATCCATTTATTCCTATGACATGCAGATAGTTTAGCTTCTATCAAACTTGTAAACAGTTCATCAATACGCTTCTTAACTTCTTTCTTTGTATCAGCCTGAACATAATAAGTAGGCATCATAACTCTATATATTTTTTTCTTTTTTGTTTTCTTCATTATTTAGAATGGGTTATTGGTTTCTTCATTAGTTGGTTTGAACACATCAGGAGTGTACCGTCCAGTGTCTCCACTATAGTAGAGTGTGTCACAGTGTCCTGTTTGTCCGCTGAATCTATTCTTCAGTACTCGGACTCGTGTCTCGTTGCTTATTGTTTCTGATTGTTGGTTACGTTCCAGACCGATCACCATGTCCGATAGCTGTGCGATTGCTTGGCTACCTCTTAGGTGGTGCAGACTTACTCGTCCTCCCTCTTCGTGTCCGCTATCGACACGCTTCAGATGACTGACAAGTACCATACCACATCCTGTCTCTTCGACTAAAGAACGTAGCTTAGTCATGGTGTTGTCGATCAATCGTCGTTCGTCGTCTCCTTGGATACCACTCACAACAATCGATAGGTGGTCCAAGAATATCCACTTACAATCGTACCCCTTAACCAAGTACTTTATCTTACCTAGTAAGTTGTCGCTATCCATCGAGCCGAAGTGATCGTAAGTGTAGAAGTTCCCGTTACCTACCGTCTCTTCAAACGCAGGTCGCAGTACCTCCTCACTTGTATCGTCTTCCTCAAGGTGGATAGGTTTGTTTATGTGAATACCCATGATACCAAGAGCTGTGCGTCGTACACTTTCTTCAAGAGCTATGTATCCTACCTTCTCTCCAAGCTGTAGTATGTGGTGTGCTATCTCTCTACAGAATAACGACTTACCAATACCACTACCTGCACACACGGTAACAAGTTCTCCTTGTCTCAGTCCTAGTGTCAGCTCGTTCAGTCCAGCATACGGATAAGGTATAGATTTACTGTGTTGCTTATCAGCGATAACATCCCACAGTTCTTTACCGTTTACGATACCGTCTGGTCTGTACTCTCTAGCGTCGAACAAGCAACTGACTAACTCCTTCGCTCGCCCAGCTACTAGCATGTCCGATGGGTCCTTCAGTGGTATCTCTGCGATGTACGCTTTGCCGGGTGTTAAGAGGGCTGCACATTCTGCTGCTCCCTTTCGTCCGACATCATCCATATCAAAACAAAACACCACTTGTTCGTACCTGTCTAACCAATCGATTGCTTGAGCTACATATTTCTTAGCTGCTCCCGCTCCGTTCGGTACGCTGACTACGGGCCATTTGTTATCCATTGCTTGGCTGGTACTAAGAGCGTCGATCTCTCCTTCCACTACAATGACACGACGACCGCCGTCTCGCCACAGGTGCTGACCGTACAGTCCAAGTAGCTCTCCTTTAATGTGGAACTTCTTGTTGGGTGTACGAATCTTTTGTCCGCAGACTTTACCGTCTCGTGTTTTATAGTTAGCTATCTGTACAGGTTCGCCGTTGTACACACCACACCAGTAGCCCCACTTCCGACAAGTGTCTTCCGTTAGGTTGCGTCGTGCTATAGCTTCTGGTTCTCCTCGTATATAATCTCTCGGTGTTGGGGAGGCGGATACATTCTTCATTCGTCCAACGTGATTGTCGCAACTGAAACAATGGGTGCTACCGTCGTCGTTGGTGGACAATGCGTCACTTGATCCGCACTTACTGCATGGTTGATGGGTGGTTGTGAAAGCCATGATTTAGGTATTTGTTTATTCGCATATAGTATATTCTTTTTCTCGCACCATTTAGCGTAGGTGGTGTCGCTTCCCTTACGAATCTTATTGGAGGCATTCATAAATACGAGACGGATGTCTAGGTGCGGATGTTGTTCTCGTACTAGTAAATGCTTCGTCCTGTCTTCCACCGTCCATACACCCTTGGCTTCTATGATGATACCGTTGGGTAGTATGAAGTCGGGAGTGTAAGTAGCAGTCTTTGTATATTCAAGTCTGATACTCTCGTATTGGAAACTGACACCACCACGCTGAAGTTGGTGTGCTAGTGTAGCTTCGAATCCGGATCGGTAATTAGAAGTTCGCTGTGAGCGTTGTCTCTTCTTCTTCCGCATCAAATGCTCCGGTCAAGTCTTCACCTCCATTAGCGATGTATCCTTCTTCCGAAGTAAACCCGAATGCATCTGCTGCTTTCTCGCCTACTCCTCCGTTAACCAACTCAATAACTTGAGCAGCTTGAAGATCAAAGGCTACCCCGAACCCTACCATAGCAGTGTAGTAAAAACGAGGACGCACAGCTAAGTTAAGTTTACTGCCTCCCCAAATTTGTACCTCTTCAGGTAGCGGTGTTCCGGATGCGTCATACAAAGGCATAGAAAGTTTATATATTTCGTTAGTATCTTTCTTTCTACCTCCTGCTGGTAACTTAGTTTTCATAATGTAACCACCGTCTACTTCAGTAAAAGGTAATCCTCTCTGCTGAATCTTCTTCCCGGCGTTTTGTTCCATCACTTCTCTTAACTCAGCTTCGTACAAAGGTTTTAACAACTCTGTTACATGTTGCTTTGTTTCTTCATCGATGATGAGGTCGCAGGTATATGATCCGAACTCTGTATCAAACCTTTTATTAGGTTGGTTTAAGTGCGGATACTTTGCTGTACCTTTTACTTTTATTATATCATGTTTACGTCTTGCTTTTACTGTCATATTTCTCAGTGTGTTTATTATTGGTTATTAAGATAACAGATACTGCTGGCGTTTAACTGCGGACACATCTAAGTCTCCAAGCTCCGGCACATCAGGCAGTTCTGCTTCTGGGTTGTTGTTGATTTGCTCCGCACGGAACTCGCCTAGGAGATCAACAGTGAAAGTCTTTGTATATGTTTCTCGTACAATCGTATTCATTCTGCGTACATTACAAGCGTGGGTCACGAAACAGTCATGTATAGTAGCGAGGTCAAAGTCAACCTCATTAGCTACTTGATGTACGATACACGCATCTAAACTGTGGATAAAGTTAGCAGTGATGGCGTTCATCTGTCCTCTTTCATCTATGTTATCCCCAAGCTCATCTGTTGTTATACTGATGCTCATGTTTTGAAACACAGACTCCACCTTTAACTTCTTAAATTTACGGTAGCTTTGTACTACTTTGAATCCTGTAGGTGTGGACCAAGTGATCGGTTCGTCACACCCTAACCCACGTACACAAGCACGAAGGAACTTCATCACTCTGTTCACTGGACGACACGCTTGGTCTGCTAATCGGTTCACAATCTTACACAGGTAGATAACAGCAGTGAGCATCTCACCAGTCGATGACCAGTTGTGGTTCACCCCGATACTTTTAAATACATCTTGGACGAGGTTATAATGAGTAGCACCGTACGGTCTGTTCATTATGGCAAGCTTCGCTAACTTTCGACTGATGCCAAACTTTAACCAGTCCTGTGCGATCACCCCGCCGTCTGCTTGTAACTCCTCACGCACACGGTCAGCAAACTCTTGGTACATATCATTAGCTCTGTCCTCTTCGACAAGGTTACACATTCTCCCCGTCTCTTTGTCCCGTAATAACAAACTCAGTATCTGCATACCGTTGTTACTACAATCCTGACGAACAGGTAGATAACTAACATATCCGTATCCCTCCTCTGTAAACTGCTTAAACTCCAAACAGAATCGAAGGAAACAAAACGGATCAGCTGCGTCTGTCCACCAATCTGTACCGTGTGGATCGTTCGCTGCTTCAAGTATAAAGTTTTGTCGCTTACCTACCCACTCAATACGTTGATCCCGTGTACCTTTTACGCCCCACATGTTCGCACCGTGCAGAAATATCGACATAACATCCTCTTCATCCACCACCTGCTGTCCGTTACTGAAGTCTAACAAACTTTTAGCTAAGTCAGACCCCTGTGGATGTAAGTAGTACGGAATAGCGTACACTCTACCCCTGTAATCACAACGATATGGAAAGTAAAACTTATCCCACTTGCTGTATATCTTGGCAAGGTGAAGGACACGTAAGGTCAGGTAACGTTTGCTACTGTTCGCTTCGTTCATCTGCTTGATGTCCTTTTGCTTCAGCTTCCACGCCCTTAACTCATGCTCGTCCCCTCCCGTGTACCTCGGTTGCTCTGGTATCTCAGAAAAGTTCGGTATGTTTCCAACCACTCGCTTGTTATCCCAGCATTTTTGTACAATAGATAACATATCATCGTTGATCTGCCACGGCACTTGTTGAAGTTTATTAACAGCAGACATTGCATGTTCGTAAGATCGCTTGTGTTCCTTGAACCAAGACAACGGTTTACCAGTAAAGAACTCTTGCGGTGGCATGTGCTTCAAGCTGTACCCTCCACCGATCAACTCGTACCAATCAATCGGTTGGTCAGGTAATGCCATCTTAAATACACGAGTCGTCTCCTTCCACGCATCAAATCGTTTTACCCAGTCCGTATACTCACCACTCGGTACGCATATACGCTCAGGTTTGTGTCCCTTCTGTCGTCCAAGTGCGAAGTCGATCTTCCAGATGCCCGTCTCAATGCGGATTTCTTCGAGTAACCAAGCCCCTAAACCAGCCTTGCACTTAGTATCCCACAGCGTGAACCGTTCCTCTTCGTAGTCGTAGAACTGCTTGAGTTTCATCGCTTTGGATCGGTCGTCA